CTGTCCGTATGAAAATTTCGGAAAACCCTGTCCGATTTGTGAATACATGAAAGCTTCAAGACTTCCCAAAGAAGAATGGGCACAAATCAGAGCAAAAAGAAGATCTATCTATCTCATCTGGGATAGAAAAGATGCCAAGAGCGAGAAAAAGGGTGTTCAAATTTTCGATGCTGCTCACTTCTTTATGGAAGAGAAACTGGAAGAAATTGCAAAGCTTCCAAGAGGTGGTGGTTACATCATGTTTTCTGATCCTGATGAAGGAAAACATGTTGCTTGGACCCGAAAAGGTTCCGGTGCAAAAGATACCAGATACATCGGACATAAATTTGTTGATCGTGAAAGACCTATCCCTGATTCCATTCTGGAGAAAACATTCTCACTTGATACTGTGGTAAATATGCACCCTTCCTATGAAGAGATTGAAAAAGCATTCTACGGTAACAAAGAAAAAGAAAGTTCTGAGGATGAAACTGAAAAAGATGAATCTTCAGAAAGCAAACCTGCTGCAAAAAGGAAAAAACTGTCCGGTAGAAGAAAAAAGAAAACTTCTACGGGTAAAAGGACAAGAAGAACAGAACCAGAAGATGATCCAGATGACGATGATATCCCGTATTAATCACGAATAAGGGTTCAATCTATGATTAAGAAGATCAACAAACTAAAGAAGATTGCCTCTGGTACGGAAAAGAATATAACTCCGTCAAAGTCAGCTTCTTTAAAGGTAGACAAAAACAAACTTGTTCCTACCGGATCTACAACGTTCAATCTTGAATGTTCGGGACACATAGAGGGAGCCTTCATGCTTGGCAAAGTAGTAAACTTGATTGGAGATTCTCATTCTGGGAAAACACTTTTTGGGTTTACTATCTTTGCCGAATGTTCCCTTTTAGAACGCTTTGATAATTATCGGTTCATATATGATGATGTTGAGGCCGCAAACGAGTTTAACGTTGGTTATCTGTTCGGAAAAGAAGTTGAAGAACGAATGGAAACAAGTATACGGAGCAAAACCATTGAAGAGTTCAATGATAATCTTGCAAACTGTTTAGATGGTGATGACCCGTTTATTTACATTTTGGATTCTTTTGATGCTCTTGCTTCTGAAGCTGCGATTGAAAAGGATATAGAAAATCGAAAGAAACGGGAAAAGGGACAGAAAACAACGGGAAGTTTTGGTGACGGAAAACCAAAAAAATCTTCTGAAATGTTCACACTTAGGACTCAAGATCTTGCAAAACACGGTTCACTCTTGATTATAATATCACAAACAAGGGATAATATCGGTTTTGGTGCTATGTTTACACCGAAAACAAGATCTGGAGGAAAAGCTCTAAAATTTTATTCAACTCATGAAATTTGGCTTGCTTGTCAAAAGAAAGAGAAAGAAGGAAAGAGAATTGTAGTAACAAATGTCCAAGCAAAAATAACAAAGAATAAGCTTGTAGGACGACACGGAGAATGTTATTTTCCGATTCTATTTGATTATGGTGTAGACAATTTGACTTCTTGCATTCATTTTCTTATAGATGAAGGCGGCTGGACTGGTAGTAAAAAATCAATCAATACAAACGGGTTCATTGATGAGAAGTTAGGTATGTCTAAACTTATTGAACATATTGAGGAGAATAATCTTGAAGAGGATCTCTTTAAAGAATGTCAAAAAGCGTATGACAAAATCATTGAATCTCTTAAACCTAAACGAAAGAAAAAGTACGGGAGTTGAAAATGGCTATTAGAAAAGGTACATCGAAAAAAGTTAAATCCACAAAAGAAGTTACAAAAGAACCTGAAAAAGAAGTAAAGGTAGATACAGTGAAAAAATTTGCAGTAGAAAGGCGTATCACAGTTGAACGAACATCTACAGTACAGATGCCAGACGGATCATGGGAAAAAATTCTCATCGGTACAACTGAAAATATCGAAGAAGGTCTTTCACTTGAAAAAGAACTGGATCGAGTTTTTGAAATCATTTCAGAAAAAGTCGATGAAAAAATGTCTGCATTCATTGAGGAATCTGGGGATAATACAGAAGATGATCCTGATGACGATGATCCTGATGACGATGCAGAAGATGATCCTGATGACGATGATCCTGATGATGATGCAGAAGATGATCCTGATGATGAAGATGAACCAGAAGATGAAGATATCACAGAAGATGATATTCGGAAAATGGGCAAAAAAGAACTTGTTTCACTCTGCAAGGAGTACGAAGAACTGGAAGACGTTGACACATCACTGAAACTGTCTGCCCTAAGGGATGCTGTAATTGAAGCACTTTTTGAGGATGATCCTGATGACGAAGATGATCCCGATGATGAAGATGATCCCGATGATGACGCCAATCCCGATGATTGGGATGATGACGATTGGGATGATGGAGACGACGAGTAACGCCCTGATATAAAAGTAGTTCTATTATAATTAAATAGGGCAATCGAAAGGTTGCCCTATTTTTCCACAAAGAGAATCCGATGAAATTACACCAAAAAATACTTCTAATTGATACATCCAGCATATTACACGGAGCAAAACATTCAGCAGGTAAAAATATAACAAAATCAAATCAAGATAATTTTGTAATATTTGGATTCTTTTTAAAACTTCAATATCTATTAAAAAGAATATATCCAGATACTATTGTTTTTGCCAATGACAATATCTATTCAATCAGAAAAGAAACATATCCAGCTTATAAAGAGAAAAGAAATTCCAAAAAATTAGAAAGGACAGAAAAAGAAATTCTGTTTGATGACGCAGCCTTTAAACAATTCAACCAAGTAAAAGATCATATACTACCAGAACTCGGATTCAGAAATATTTTCAACGTAGATGGTTTAGAAGCAGATGACATAATTGGTAGAATATGTAAAGATTATAAGCAGCATGATATTTACATTGTTACCTCCGATGCAGATATGTACCAACTACTATCCAAAAATATCTGTATATTCTTACCAACTAAAAATAAGTTCTTTTCCGAAAAAGATTTCAAAAAACAATACGGTATAGAACCGAAGATGTGGAAAAGAGTAAAAGCTATGGCTGGTTGTATGTCAGATAATGTTGCTGGAGTACCAGGAGTAGCAGAAAAAACAGCACTTAGATTTATTACGGGTGATTTACCAGAACATTATAAGACCTATAAAACTCTAACAAGTCGAGAAGGCAAAGATATAATAAACAGAAACAAAGGTTTGGTAATTCTACCACACAGAAAAACACCAAGCTTTACAATAAAACCTGACCATGTCAGTAAAAGAAAATTAATTGAAATTGCTACTGAATATAAACTTCAAGCAATACTAAGGGATATAAAAACATGGTCAAAATTATTAAACGCAAAATAGTACCAAAACAATTAAAAGGATCTGATATACCAAAAATACGACAATGGATATTATCAAAACGTCAAAACGGACTATGCCCTATATGCGGAAAAAAGATAACTGATCCTTGTCTTGATCATTCACATAAAAAGAAGATAAAGGGTACTGGATTAATTCGTGGAGTTCTTTGCAGATCCTGTAATGTATTCCTGGCTAAGTCAGAAAATAATTGTATAAGATACGGAATAACAATACAAGATCTACCAAGAATTCTTAGAAATATGGCAGATTACTTTGAAAGACCGCATTATAACTATATTCATCCGTCAGAAAAACCAAAGGATAAAAAGTTAAAAAAATCCTCTTACAACAAATTGATTAAATGTTTACAAAAAGCAAACCATAAAAAGAAGATACCGGATTACCCTAAATCAGGAAAACTAACAAAAGTTCTTGAATGTCTGTATGAAGCAACAAACATAAACCCAGAATACTATGGAGATAAAAATGACTGAACCGAATGAGCACTTTGTAAAAATGGTAAAACTTCTTGAAAAAGCATTAACACCTGAAGCCTTTGCACTCTTTCTCGTATTAGAAAAAAAGATTCCAGAAGTATGGGATAAATACTCTTCCTCTTCAATGAAATATCACAAGAGAGCCGATGGTTCAGTTCCGACTCTTGGAGAGCATACATATGAAATGGTGTATGCTGCTGTCAAAGTAATTCGTTTATTTCCTGGTAAAACAGTTTCAAGACTGAATGATGCCAGAATACTTGCCATCGTTCTTCATGATCGAGTAAAATACGGAATAAAAGGAAATCTTCCACACACTGTAAGTAACCATGATAAACTCATGGCAGATATCATTCACAAGCAAAGACCTTTTTTCCAGAAAATATTCACTGTGGAAGAAATTGCATTGATGGAAGAAATGATTCGATATCATTCTGGTCAGTGGAGTACAGATGCAAAAAATAAACCGTTCGATTGGGCGAGTTTAAAGCCCGAAATTCTCTTTATACATCTTTTTGACATGTTGAGTACTGCCGATTGTCTGAAATACTCTTAAAACGAACGTGAGCGAACGAGAGAACATATATTATGACAAAGAAAGAGTTGATTCAAGCACTGATGAAATTATCACCGGAATCTGATGATAATGTTGTTATAATTGGTGATAGAAATATAGGATGGTCAAATATTGAAACTGTTGCAGAACACAGGGGATTAATTCATATAATGCCAGAACAATTTCCGGTTTTCAGTGATAACTAAAATGAAATGTCCTATTCATAAAACTATCATGATTCAAAGCTGGTCTACTTTACGTTGGTATTGTGATATCTGTGAAATGGAATTAGATTTCAGATGTCGTCAATTACTTGATGAAGCTTTAACTGGAGATAAAGAAGCAAAAAAGAAATTAGATATATTACTGGAAAAAAGATTAAGAGGATTAAAATGATCAATAAATGGGATAGACGCTTTATGCGTATTGCCAGAGAATATTCAAAAAACAGCAAAGATCCCAGTACAGGAGTAGGTGCAGTAATATCAAACTGTAATAATATCCAAGTAAGTCAAGGTTTTAACGGGTATCCTAGGGGTATAGCAGACGATGAAACATTGCACGAAAGGGAGATAAAATATTTAAAAGTATTACATGCAGAAGAAAATTCCATTCTATTTGCTAAACGGGATTTAATCGGACATACTATGTATGTGTATGGTCTTTTTCCGTGTGCTCATTGTATGGCTATGATGGTTCAAAGCGGAATTCATAGGGTAGTATATTTTCAAAAATCAGACGGTCTTGCTACAGAAAGGTGGAAATTACAAAATGATGTAGCAAGGGATATGGCTAAACAAGTCAATATGATTATTGAGACTATAACGGAGGAAGAAATAGATGCCGCTTAAAGACGTTCATGCAAAATTGGAAGTTTTAAAGTGTACTTCTGGTACCAATGAAAAAGTAGAATTATTAAAGGAGTACTTAAAAGATCCGGTTTTCAAAGAAACAATGGATTTGATGTACAGTGAATTCTACCATTTTGGTATTTCAAAACTGAAGAATATGGTTCAGAATAAACCTACATTGATTTCTAAGGGAGCAAAAGACGCAAAAGAAATATTCCATTACCTGAATGAGTTAATGTCTTCAAGAGGTACTTCAAACGCTCAAAAAGAACATCTATCTTTATTATGTTCCACAAATCAAGAAACTTATGAAGTAGTTTCAAAAATTGTTAATAAGGATGCAAAATCGGGATTCTCAGCAAAACTCATAAATAAAGCAGAACCTGGATTAATCTATATTATGCCCTACATGAGATGTATGGGAGAAAAAGATATAGATAGAATACAATATCCGGCATTTGCTCAAGAAAAAGCTGATGGTGTCTTTGTAAATGTAACTGTGAATCCCTGTCCAAGCATTTTATTTCAAACAAGAAACGGAAAAACAATTCATCAATTAGACCATTTAAAAGATATCCTAATACATAACTGTATGAGGGGTATTGTTATGATGGGAGAACTTCTTGTAAAACGTAAGGGAAAAATTCTTCCAAGAAAAACAGGAAACGGAATAATAAATTCCTGTTTAAATGGTACATGTGATGAAAAAGATGCCAAAAATGTTGTACTTCGTGTATGGGATGTTGTACCTATAATAGATTTCAAAAAGCATGAGTGTAAAATTCCTTACATAAAAAGGATATCAAAGTGTAGATCAATAGTAAGGGATATTAATAACAAAGAATTATTTGATCTGATAGAAACACGGAGAGTCAAATCATCCAGAGAAGCTATTGATTTCTACAAGGAAATAAGAAAACAAGGAAAAGAGGGTACTATTGAAAAGAACGATAACGGTATCTGGAAATTTCATACATCTCCTGATTGTATAAAACGAAAAAATGTTTCAGACTGTGAACTTCGAATTGAAAGACCCGTTTACGGTAAAGGTATGAAAAATAGACATACTCTCGGTGCTCTTGAATGTATTTCTGAGGATGGTCTTGTTCAAGTATCTGTAGGAGTTGGTATCACTGATAAAGACAGAGATAAAGGAATGGGATATTGGTTAGAACAGATAGGAAAAGTTGTTACCGTAGAATTCGAATCAGTTATATCCAATAAAACAGATATGAATAAATATTCTTTATACCTTCCAAGATTCCCAAAAGAGTCTGACTATATTCAAATACGAGAGGATAGAACCTATGCAGATTCATACAAAGAAATTATTTCAAGGTCAAAGTCAAAAGTTGTAAAATAATTATTGACTTTCTAATAAAATTTAAGTATCATCTTATTATAAAATTAATTAACTTAAGGCATATAATATGACCCAGTATATTTGTAATGCCATACAACTCGGAAATTTTAGTGAACATTGCTTAAAATGTTGCTTTCACGGACAGCCACATGAAAAAGATGAATGTACCCGCCAAGAATTCTGCAATCTCAGCACAGGTAAAAAAATTCTAAGAGTCAAATGTGTTCCGATGACAAACAAATTGATGAAAATTTGGGAGAATAAATATGGAAGATCTTAGTAATATGGCAAAAGAATCCATGAATTCAGAAATGCTGGATAGATTTCAAAAACGCATGACTAAGAAAAGCGAATCAATTAATTTTTCTGGTATTCTTATAGGAGAAAAGAAGAAATCAGATTTAGTAAAATCTGTTGAGATACCACAAGAGATAATTGATAAGATCTATGAACGAATGACGACAGCACCGGATCCTGCCAGAGATCGTCAGATAAAGAAAATGGCTGAACTTGGTATTGTCAGATCAATGAAAAGTCTTATAAAGGAGCCTTTGAAAAAAGGAAGACTTCAAAACAGATATGATCAACTTCAGAAATTGACTGATCAAGAACTCAATAGAATGGACTCTGAAATATCCAAAAACATTACTCCAAGTCGATTCTATCTCACCTACAAACATCAAATTCAAAGACTTCTTGATGACTTTGGATTTGCAACAAAATGGATTTCAGGTTGTAATGCTTCAACTGTAGTTTCTTTTGTGGTTCAATTTCTTGAACATTCTGACACAAAATATCCAAAAAAGCTTTATGCTGTTCTTGAAGATATTTTGGATTACTATGAACGAGGAGGACATGTAACTGAAAAAGAATTTGAAGAAGCAATAAGCGCCTTTGAATTATGGAAAGATCTTCCAGCATATGTTCCAGAATTTCCAGAAGATGATCCAGAAACAATGAGACAAAAAATAATGGAAAAACTTAAAAAACAACAGCTTAGGAGAAAAGATGGATAGTGAATATCAATCAGATGAAATGCTTGAATTTACAGGAACTGTAAAAGCAATTTCAAAAGATGCCATGCTTATGATGATTGATGGTATTACTGGATGGGTTCCGTTCAGTAGAATTGATTGGAAACAAGAACCTGAAGTCGGAAAAGAGATTGATGTTGAAATTCCATATTGGCTTGCTACTAAGAAAGGATTCTTATAATGGCTATTTATCAGAAAACGTATCAAGTGGTAACGGTTGTCTACAAAAATGGAGATAGAGAATCTTTTACAAACGATCAAGGATTCGGTCAAAATTTTGTGAAAGTTGAATATATGGATTCTGGTGTTCTTATT